GGGAGTCCATGTATCGGTTCATCAACGACAACGCCGCCCCGTGGCTTCTCGAACGGCGCATCAGCAACACCATGATGCAGCAGTTCTTGGAGAACGAACCCGATCTTACTCCCCCCGGCTTGCAGGCAGACCGCAAGTTCGTCGTTTCAGTCCGCCGTCCTTCGGCACGATAAGAGGTACTAGCACTATGGGTGCAGTTACGATCTTCAACAACGGTTCCCTCCCTTCGAACCGCAAGCGCGAGCTCAGCCCGCTCGCTAAGTCTCTGGTGTCGGCCACTACGAACCGGCGCATCCAGCTGAACACCAACGGCACGTTCAAGCGCATCGTCAACGGCGAAGTCGTCGGCAAGGCCATCAAGGGCGAGATGGAAATCATCATCGTCAACACGCAAGAGAAGGTGTCGCGCGTCTTCTACGCCAACGAGTACGACCCCGACGCGGCTCCCGCCGCTCCGGATTGCTGGTCTATTGCTGGCGACGTGCCCGATGACGGTGCCAAGAACAAGCAGGGCAAGTCCTGCGCTACCTGCCCGCAAAACGTGGTGGGCTCCGGCACCAAGGGTAAGGGCCGCGCCTGCCGCTATCAGCGCCGTCTGGCTGTTGTGGTGCCCGGTGATCCGGCTGGCGACCTGTATCAGTTCAACGTCCCGGCCAAGTCTCTGTTCGGCAAGGGCGTGGGTAACGTCCACCCCTTCGAGAGCTACTACAAGTATCTCGCTGCCAACAGCTTCTCGCTCGACGAAGTGGTTACCAAGGTGGCCTACAACGACGAAGCCGAGACGATGGAGCTGCAGTTCTCCCCTACGCGGGAACTGACCGACGAGGAAATCGAACTTGTTGCGGAGGCGCGCCAGCGTCCCGAGGCTGTCAGCTACACGGTGATTACTGCGTTCGAGGCGGACACGGCAGGGCGTAAGCCCAAGGTGGAAGCCGAAGCTGCGCCCGCACCGAAGGCCAAGGCCAAGCCGGTGTTCACAGACGAGCCGGATGAAGAAGAGGAAGTGGCCCCGCCGACCAAGCGCAAGCGCGTGTATGATGTCGAGGATGCTGAAGAAGTTCCGACCAAGTCGAAGCTGCAAGCGGCAATCTCGGCGTGGGGTGATGATGACTAGCCCAACCGGCTATCGTGGGTATAGCCTGCGCCTCTGTGCTCATAACACAGCTGCAGACCCCGACAGTCTCGGCGTGCAACTCGGCCAACTGTGCATCAAACGCGATGTTCCGGTAACCGACGTTGCACGCGCTCTGGGGGTAAGCAGGCAGACTTTGTACAACTGGTTCTGCGGGGTTACGGCCCCGCAGCGTCGGTTCCTCCCCACTATTGAGAACTACATCGTCCTTCTGCGTTAAGGCTCATGCCTTATCCCTCTGGTAAATGCGCGGGGTCCCCTCGCGTATGTGGGCACCCATGACTGATAAAGACCTCCTCAGCGCAGTGCAGCCCCCGGGCGGGTGGTTTGCCATCGTCGGTATCAAGGACGGTGCAGTTCGGCAGTCGTTTGTCGAGACGCGCGAGGAAGCCGACGCCCTTATAGCCAAGCACGTAGCCGCTAACCGCGACGTCTTCTTCGGCGTGGCGAAGTTCAAGACCGACGAGAACCGCACCAAGGAAAACGTCCAGAGCCTCAAGGCCGTGTGGCTCGATATCGACTGCGGCCCCAGCAAAGCCGTGCCTAACCCCAAGACTGGTCGCCCTGCGGGGTATGAAGACCAGACCACCGCTATCTCTGCCCTGCGCAGTTTCTGCACCGACTTGCATCTGCCCCGCCCGACCTTGGTTAACTCAGGGCGCGGGGTGCACGCATACTGGCCGCTCACCGAAGCTGTAACCCGTGAAGAGTGGGAACCCGTAGCGGCCCGCCTGCGGGAGCTCTGTGTAGAGCGTGCGTTCTACGTTGACCCGGCGATCTTCGAAGTGGCTCGCATATTGCGCGTGCCCGGCACCTTCAACCACAAGGGCGACGAGCCCCTGCCCGTGGAGGTTATCGCCTACTCCGCTGCCGTAGACCTAGCAGAGTTCAAGGAACTTCTGGGGGAACCGACAACCCCCTACGTCGCACCGCGCACGGCGCTGACGAGAAAAGAAGGGCGGGAGCTCTCACCACTAGCGCAGATGCTACAGAAGAGCAGCGACACCAGCTTCGCCAAGATCATGCGGCGCAGCATGTCGGGCACGGGGTGCAACCAACTCCGGGACTGCTACGAGAACCGGGAGACACTGGAAGAGCCACGTTGGTTCAACGCGCTCTCTATCGCCAAGTTCTGCTCTGACCGCGACAGCGCGATCCACAAGATGTCCGAGGGTTACCCCGGCTACGACCCCGACACCACCGAGCGTAAAATCCAGCACATCGGGGGGCCGCACTCTTGCGCGGTGTTCGCTAACACCAACCCCGGCGGCTGCGAAGGCTGCCCGCACTGGGGCAAAATCACGAACCCTATGGCGCTGGGCCGCGTGGTGGCGGAACCGGAAGAGCCTGAGGACGACCCCGAGTTCGAGACGGACGAGGACGACGAAGAACCCGCACCACTGCCGGGGAGATACCCCAAGCCCCCTTTTCCGTACCAGTGGGGCAAGGACTACAGCGTGTGGCGGGGAACGTCGAAGGACGAAGAAGAGCCTACGCTTGTCTATGAGTACCCGATCTACGTCCTGAAGCGCATGAACGACCCGGTTAAACGCGACGTCGTCATCATCCACATCCACATGCCGCTAGACGGCCTGAAAGAGTTCACCCTCTCAAACGCCGACGTCATGGACGGCAATGAGCTCCGAAAAGTACTGGCTTCCTACGGCGTGATGACGACCAAGAAGCGCTTCGACTTGATCGTAGACTACGTCATGAACTCCGTTAGAGAACTTCAAACCACGCAGAAGGTAGAGAAAATGCGGCAGCAAATGGGCTGGACCGAGGACGACAAAGGTTTCGTTCTGGGCGACAAGGAATACACAACGGACGGTGTCTTCTCGAGCCCGCCCTCGTCAGTCACCGAAAACCTCGCAGCGAAGATGCAGGTCAAAGGCACACTGGAGAAGTGGAAGGAGGTCTTTAACCTCTACGGGCGCAAGGGGCTCGAGCCCCATGCCTTCGCCGCGCTGACGGCGTTTGGCGCTCCGCTGTTCAAGTTCACTGGTCTTAGTGGCGCGGCTATCAACGTGGTGCACCCAGAGTCGGGCACCGGCAAGACGACCACCTTGCTTATGTGTAACAGCGTCTACGGCTCCCCTGTGGGCCTCTGCCTGACGCAGGCAGACACCATGAACGCCAAAGTGCAGCGCATGGGTATGAACAACAACCTCCCCTGCACGTTCGACGAAATCACCAACACGACGGCGCAGGAGTTCTCGGACTTCCTCTACGGGCTGACACAGGGGCGCGGCAAAGACCGCATGAAGCAGTCTGTGAACGAGATGCGCACCAACACCACGACGTGGCAGACCATCGGCCTGTGCAGTTCCAACGCGTCTTTTGTTGAGAAGCTCTACTCGATCAAGACCAACCCTTCGGGGGAACTCATGCGTATCTTCGAGTACAAGATCGGCCCCGTCGATGCCATCGACGCAGAGCTCGGCAGAGCGATGTTCGACCATCAGCTGCTAGACAACTATGGCCACGCAGGCGTGATTTACGCCGAGTTCCTCGTCAACAACAAAGACAGCGCCCTCGCCACACTGCAGGGGATGCAGGAGCGGCTGGCTAAAGAGCTGCGAGTTACCAAGAGTGAACGGTTCTGGGCGGCAGAGGTTGCATGCAATATCGCGGGGGGTCTGATTGCCAAAAAGCTCGGGCTGCTGGACTGGGATATCCGCGCGATCTACGCCTTTGCCTGCAAGGCGTTTCTGTCCATGCGGGAGCAAGTGACCCTCCCGCCCGCGCTTAGCGACCCGGTCTCCGTCCTCGCGGAATACATGAACCGTAACCTGCAGAACATTCTGGTGGTCAACGCCGAGAAGGACCCCAAGTCGAACATGGCCACGCTCCCCAGCCGCGAGCCCAAGGGGGAGCTACTGATCCGCTTCGAGCCCGACGTGCAGCGGCTCTACTTTACTGCGGGTGCGTTCAAGACTGACTGCGTGAAGTACCAGATCAATTACCGGGATACCCTGAAAGTCCTTACCTCTATGGGGGTGTTCCTTGGCACCGCGACCAAGCGGCTCTCGTCTGGTATGAAGCTCGCCTCCGCGCCCTCGCATGTGCTGGTCTTCAACACCGCCGCGCAGGGCTTCATGGACATGCGTGGTATGGCCGCTACCGAGGACACCGATGCTGGTGGAGAAAGTTGACTACCGGGTAAACTGGGAAAAGTTCAAGCCGGGGCAGTCTATCTTCATCCCGTGCGTGAACTGTGCAGCAGTGCGTAAGCAGATCAGAGAACTTCTCACACGGCGCAAAATATACGTCTTCGCAAAAATAGTGGTCGAAGACAGCGTGCAGGGTTTACGCATCTGGAGAACTTGATAGAGTCCGCATTGAGGGTGGTTGCTCCCCTCCTGCGCGCGATGCCTCTCGCGCCCCGCTTGGCCCCCGTGTCCCCCCGACACGGGGGTCTTTTTATTCCGGTGAGCTTGCGTCCCGCAGCACTTCGAGCTCGTAGGGTCCAAGGCGCGGGTCCAGCACGTAGCCGTCCGCCACCGGGCGTCCTTCGAAACTTTTCCAAGAGCGGTTCAGCGCGTCTGCGTCTATGAGCAGTTTGGGCACGCCACTAACGGTAGCGTTAAACTGGCGCATGTCTGCGCCCAGCTTGTCCAGTTGTTCGTCTGTGACTTGCGGGTCGCGCCCCAGCTTGTTGAACCGGCGTAGGAGGGCTTGGCGGTCTTTACCAAGCTGCACGCTACGCGCCTTGACCTTACGCCCGGCGTCCATACGGCCAGCGATACGCTGCACGGGGAGGCCCAGCACCTGCGCGAGGAAGTTGGCGTCGGTGAACTCGTCGGGCTCCAGAATAGGGTCCCCTCGGTTCGTGGTGATACCTTCTTCGCTGAAGCGCGTAGCGCGCAGCAAGTTGCGCGCGCCTGCCGGGAGCATGGCTTCCAACCCTTTCTCCACTTCCCCTTGGTTGATCAGGTCGTAGCCACGCCCGAAGTTGGTCACGAACGATGCGCCGGGCAGGTTGGCTGCAATGGTGTTGAGGATAACGGACGGGGTGGAGTCCCCTTGACCGGGGCGGAACCAGATACCGTCGAGCGAGGCCCGCGAGCCAATGCCCGCGTCCGTAAGGGTAGGCACCAGACCATCGCGCACAATATCGCTGAGGGGGATTTTACGGCCCCCCAGTTCCACGGAGTTGTCCCCGAACAAGCCCGGCAGGATGCGATAGCGGAAGCGCAAGTCAGAGCTCGCGCCGTAGAAGGGGTCTTCAGCGAGGCGTTCAGCCTCTTCTTCCTCGTCGTCCATGGCTTTGATCACAAGGTCCGTAACCATCGTGATGGTGCTGTAGAGGGGCATGCCTACCGCTCCGGCAAACACCCCGGTCATGGCCAGCACGTAACCCATCTCCAGCGCTGCCGCGCGTGCCGCCTTAGGGTCACCGCCCGACATTTCTTTAGCTACCGTCGCTGCGTTACGGATGAAGAACGACGTGGTGTGCACCGGGTACATTTTGAACATAGTCAGCGTCGGCCCCAGCGTGCCGCGCATGATCTGCGGGCGCTCATAACGCTGGTAACGCCCGATAGCGTCGGTGATTGCCCTGACGCCCGCCTCCTTGGCTTTCTCTTTGTCGCCGCTCTTGGCCAACTCTAGTTCGGCGGCCATCATGAACGTCTGCTGGTTAACGAGACGCTCCGACACAGAGAAGGTCCACATGAGCGCCCGCGACGTAACGTCCGCAACGCGCTTGGTGGCGTCCACGACTGTAGACACAGGTGCACGAGTAATGTCCCGAGTGAAGCCGCGCAGGCCGCCCGTAGGCGTAGTAGGCGAGGGTGCAGTGTCGAGGTAGTGAGAGGCGTTGGACTCGAAGAGGCCGAACTGGTCCTGCCCCGCGTCGAAGATTTCTTTGAGCACAGGGTTGTTCTTGATGTAGGCGCTGTCGCCGATGGAGGGGCCAAACCCCTGCCGTCCGAAGTCACCGAAGTTAACGCCGACCATCTTCCAGAACTGCATGTACTTGAGCGCCATGCGGTTCGTCGGACCAAAGCCGTAGTAACGCGTCAGGTGAGGGAGCACCCGCTGTGGGATAGCAATCGTCTGCGCCAGCGCCGTAGCGCCACCGGACAGGAGGAAGGTTGCCGTGGCTCTGTTAAGCACAGAAAGCGCAGCGTTAGGCTCTTCCGGGTTGAACTCCTGCTCGGCGCGGCGGCGCATTACACCAGAGAAAATGCCGAGTTTCTCGCGCAGGTCGGCAGGCATATCGTTGGTGGCGTCGTCGGCTCGGTCCAGTTCTGCTTGAACTTTATGGGCGTACTTCAGTTTAGGCAGCTGGGACGCATAGCGCCCCGCCATGTTGGCGAAGTTACGCGCCACGTCGCTCCCGAACCCGGCCACGCCGCCGTTCTTGGTGTGGATGAACTGCTTGCGCAGACTGCGCTCCGGCAGGAACTGCAGGAACATCTGGTAAGTGTCGTCCAGCAGGTTTTCGACGTCGAGGCTTCCACCCGCCTGTTTACGCACAGCGTCCAGCATAGTGCGGAGCATAGCGCTTTCGTTGGTCAGCTCGTTCCGCATCTCGTTGACGTTTGAGCCTTGCCCGTCCGGCTGGATGCCGAAGTCTTTCTGGTAACGCGCGATAGCCTTGTCGCGGTCACCTGCGGTGTCAAAGGTCTCGAAGATGCGCCCGACCGGGCTCGCCTTGTAGTAGACGTAGTATTTGCCGTTGCGCATCAGGGGGAAGTAATCTCCCTCGTCCCGCGCCTGCTCCATCTCCAGTCGCACGGTCTGCCACAGCTTGGCCTCGTCTTTAGGCTTTAGCCCCATGTTCTCGATACGCTGCTTAATCAGCGCGCGGGAGAGGTCGTACATATCCGCGTAGAACTGGTGCACGCGGCGGTACATTTCGTGGCCGCCTTTCTTTTGCCCCAGCGCGTCCCACAGGTCGTAGCCTTTGCGGATGTCCTTCTCGCGCAGCGTCACCTGTGCCTTTGCGGCGCTTTGTTTGTCGGGGGCGGCGTTTGCTAGCTCCGCGCGCAGTTTCACCAGTTCAGGGTCCGTCTGAAGCGCCGTGGCGCGGTCGCCTACAGAGCTAAAAGTAAGCCCCGCGAGGCGCGCGTAGTGCATGGTGGCGGACATGACGTCCGAGCCGTTCTTGCCGATCCAACCGTTGAAGTCTTCGCCAAGCCGCGTGGAGGCGCGCTGCAGCCTACCGTGGTAGCCTGTCATCTCCGTAAGCAAACGGTAGGCTGGATCGAGCTCGAGCCCCTCGGTCTTTGCCCAGCGTACAATCTCCGCCGAGGGTATCTGCGGCACGAGGGCGTTAAGCACTGGCACCGGCCAGCCGCTCAGAGGTTGGGTCGTGGCTTCGTCTACAAACGCCCCCGCATCCCGGGCCTTGATGTTACCACTGAAGGCGTCGATCAACTCTTGGGCGGGGGCGCTGTTGTCGTAACCGAGCTCTCCCGCTGTCGCCGCCGCGTTGGCGACCTTTTTAGCCGCGAGGGTAAGTTTCTCTTGTGACTTCTTGGCGGCCTTCTGGGGCGGCGTAGCTTGACTGGCCATGAAGCGAGGGTCGGTATCGCCCCTCGTCGCGCGCGTAGACTCGCCGTACATAACGGCATCCCCTGCCTTAGCGAGGATTGCCAGCACGTCGTTGTCAGAGAAGGCCATAGGCTTCTTGCCCATAGCGACAAAGAACTTACGGATCAGGTCTTTCAAGGCGGCAAAAGCACGCCGTATGGCGGGGAGTTGGGGAGCCCCCTCCTGCACAGTCTCCGCCAGCACTTCCTCAGTGGCGCGGGCCCGTCGCTCGTCCGTATCTAGTTTTGCGTATGCATCGGGGTTATCCACGAGCCACGTATCGGTAAGTTTTTTCAGTGTGGGGTTCGTGCTGTAAAGGTCGTCCAGCAGAGCGCGGAGCTCCGCGCCAAACACTTTCTCCAGCCCAGCGTGCCCCAACGCCTCGTGGAACACGGTAGCGCGCACTTCTTCCAAACTGCCGTGCCGGTCAGCGACGATATAGGTTTTATCGGGGCCCGCGATGTAGGCCCCTTTCATTGTCGAGGGGGCTTGAACCCGCAAACCCTCTGGCAGCGACGTAAAAGTATCGACCACTTCGAAGACGGGGGAATTAGTCCACCCGCGCGACGTGCGGCGCACCTCACCTACGGCGTCTTCGAGCGAGACTGGGTTGATAGGCGCAGCGGCAGGCGCGTCGTCTCTAAGTTTCGGCCCCGCTTCGGCCTGCTGGAGCTTCTTGTCCAGCATCTCCGCCACCTTGGGCGGGGTGAGCGTCGTGTCTTGTCTGCCAGCAAGCCCGCCCACAATAGAGCGTACACGCTGCGCTTCGGTCGGATTAACTTGGTCCAGCAGCGCAAGGCGGGGTTCAAGTTCGCTGTACGCTTGCACTTCTTCTGCAGGTACAAAGGCGCTCTCGGGCGCAGGAGCAAGCACAGTGGGTTCAGGCGTAGAGTTTTTTAGCTCTTTACGCGCACCTGCGAGGTCTGGGGGCAGAAAAAACTCTTCTTCTGGTCGCCCAGAAAACTTCTTTGCTTCCGGGTTATTAGTTACTCGGTAGTTTTCAAGCTCGTTTTCCGGGACATCAACATACGAAATCTTGCCAGTACCGTCTCCGTGCACGGTATTGTAGTGGCGCGCCTCGTCTACAGACTCAGTAAACCATCGGCCTGTTGCCTGCTGGGTTGCTTGATACTCTGGGGACTCCGCTACCCATTCGGGGATATCGCTCTGAGTGTCCGGTGTAGCTGTTTCGCCCCGGTACAAACGCACCATACCCTCAGGCGCAGGAGCAAGCGCAGTCGGTTCGAGCACCAACTCATCAGGTTTAGTTACAAGTTCCTCGACAGAGGGCGGGGTAGCCGCAGGAGCGAATTTTTCGAGCGTACGGGCGCGGTTCTTCTGCACGCGGTCCAGCACGTTAGCGAGGGCTTCTTTCTTGTTAAACCCTACGCCGCTTTCGTAGTACTTGGGGGCAGTCCCAAGGTCGTCGTAGACGTGCCACTGGTTGCTGTCTCTGTCCCAACCCAGTTCTACCGTCGTGCCGTCGTTAAGTTCCAGCATGTGCTGGGTGTAGCCTTCCGGCTTAACGATCTTCTGCTTGGCGATGGCAAGCGGTTTCCCTGCCAGCGTTTCTTGGGCGGTCTGGAGCGCAACGAGTTTAGGGTTAGCGGCCTGCTCGATGGGGGCAGGAGCAGCGATAGGCTCAAGCGGCAGCGGCTCGGCGACCGCCGCAGGCGGCTCAGGGAGTTGGGGGGTAGGCTCAGGGTTCGGGGTCGTAATCTCCGCACTTTCTGCGGAGATAGGCGGGGTAATATCCGCAGTAGCCATGGCGCGTTCGCGCAGGTCGCGAACTAACCCAATAGGGTCGTTTTCGACGGCTCTATTAAGAAACTTTATATTACCGGTACTTTGAGTCTGGCCAAAACCCGACGCGGCTAGTCGTTTTGGCGTTAGCTTCCCGCGATCAGCAAGCTCTTGGAGGAAATCCAGTTGGTCTAACAGCTCTTCTTGAGATAACGCGTTTTCACCGTTTCGCGCATCATAGACCACGCCCGGCACCCACTCCTTTAGCGACGGAGGAGTTAGTGCAGGCTGGACAGACTCCGCTCGCTGTACAGGCGCACCATCAACAGCGCCAGCTGCTCCCACGTCTCCAAGTCCAGTGTCTGCAGGTTGTCCGGCAGGTTGTCCTCCGACAGGTCCCCCGTCAGTGCTTGGAACGCCAGCCCCAAGTCCTCCAGCGTCAGTTCCTGCGACATCCTCGACTTGCTCCGGTTCAGGCATGGCCATACGGACCATAGCCTCGGCGTCTTCGCGCGGGATATTCGTGCGCGCCTGAACTTCTACCACCGCCTGCTCGAAAGGCGAAAGCGGGACATCGGGAGCGGGCGAAGTCTCCGGAGCAGGTTGTGCTTCCGGAGTAGGGGCAGGAGCCCCGCTAGCTAGACGGTTAGCGCCGACTTCAATAGGTGCGGTGACGCCGCGCACGCCCGCGCCCATACCCCCGCCAACGAGCGCTCCTTGCTCAGCTTGTCGCAACATATCTGCGGCGGAGAATGGCGTTGCGGTGCCCGCAGTAGAACCCGCGTATTGCAACGCTTCTTGCCCTGCTTCGGTGAGTGCTTCCGTTGCGCCAGCGCGCAACATTTCCCGGGGGACTTCCCGCAGAGCACGCGCCGCTGCGCCACCCGCAATAGGGCCAAGCACCTTGGACGCGCCGATTTTCTCTAGCGCGGCGGACGCCGCGCCAACCGGAGCTGCTACAGCCCAGTCAATGCCCGTGGGTCGCTCCGTCTTGTTGGCGTCGGCGCGCGAGTAAGCCACGTCACCCGTGAGGTCCATTGCCGTAACCGCTGTACCAACTTGCGGCCCCGCGAGAAACGGAAGCATGGAAGGCAGAGAGTACAGCGCCTGCTCACCTATGGCGGGGAGGGCTTTCTGGGGCTGCGTGAGCAGCTTCCCGAGACTAATATCGTTCGGGTCGGTGTAAGGGACGACGCTGTCGCCTATAGCGCGCTGCTCGCGCACCATGGCAGGGGTCTCAGCGCGGACTTGGCCCGGACGGATATAGGCTTCAGGTTTACCCTGCGCCTCAGGGTTTTGCGACACCGCCGCGTTGTACTGCGCCTCCGCAAGAGACGACATGCCCGGAAGGGCTTCAAACGCGCCAAGGATGTTACCGACTGAGCTCTCCAGTCGGCGTCCCATACCTTCTAGGAGGCCAGTAGGTTTACCCTTCGGTGCCTTCGAAGACTCCGGATATGTACGCGCGACGTACGCAATCGCGTCTGCCTGTGTCGCCCCCTCAGGAGCGTCCACACGGTATTTTTTGCCGCTGGGAGTAGTTACTTCGTAGGCAGGCATGATTAACCACCTTTAAGGGAGGGCCTTCGCGGTGAAGCCTGCGTACGGGTCCTGCGGGGCAGTTTGTTTCGGGGGTCCCAGCAGGCGCGCGGCTACGCCTCCACCCGCACCCTCCATCGTTTCGTCTGCGCCACGAAGTTCGGCTTGCCGCTGTATAGCGTACTCCATAGCTATACGACTCAGCGAAGCATCACTAGCGGCGGCGTACTTCGGGTTAGCCCGGAGCTCCACAAACTTAGCCCCAGCCAGTTTCCCTGTTAGAGACCCGCCAAACTCTCCGCCCCCGCTACCGCCGCTACCGCCGCTACCGCCGCTACCGCCTCCGGTTAAGCGCATAAGGCGTTCACGGGCGGCGATCTCTTTTGCCTGCAGTTCCGCTCGTTGAGCGCGTTCCGCTTGGCCTTCCAGCCCGCTACGCGCTTGCCCCGACATACCAAACAGCTGGCCACCGCGCTCTTGGCGCTCGCGGTTACCGAGGGACTCAACGTCCGCCATACCACGGATGGCTTCCCGCTCTTGGGCCTTACGATCCTTCACTGCCTGCATCATGCCCGGGATGGCAGCAGAACCTGCTTGGCCAGCGGCCTGCAGAAAATAGGGCGAGTTAGAGCCCGCCATGCCGAAGCCAACCTGCGCCAGTGTTGACCAGAGGTCTTGTTTCTTCTGCGCCGCCAGCGCCCCCGGGTCGCGCATGCGGGATAGGTACTCACGGTAAGCCTCGCGGTCTTTGCCTTCCAACGGCCCCACAACTCGCTCGTACATAGCCGCATTAGCCAGCGGGTCCGTGCTCAGGCCGTAGAAGGACGGTGGCGTAGGGCCGCCCTCGGCAAAAGCCACGATACCGCCACCCGCGTAGCCCATGCCGTCAGGCTCGTTGAACATATTGTCGGGGAGGGGCAGGGTCGTCAGGCCGCCAGCGGCCATGCCGACAGGAGGAGCCCCCATAGGCGGAGCCCCTTGAGGGGGAGGAGCAGCCATAGGCGGACGAGGCGCGCCCATAGGCGGAGCACCGGGAGGCATAGCCCCCATCTGCATCGGAGGGGGCGGGGGAGCGAAAACTTGCTGCGCCACGGTAGACGGGGGGCCTTGCTCCTGCCCTTGAGCAGAGCGCATGCGGTCGATAAACATCCCTGCCATGACGGCAGCGGTGGGGTCCAGAAGGCCAGACTGCGCGGCTTGGGCGATCTTCTGCTTGTTGCCCGCGTAGTCCTTGGCGATCTGTTCAGGCGACTGAAGGCTGTAGGGTTTAGTAGGCATTGTTTAGCCCCGTGCCATCTGAGAAAGCGCCGTAGCGCCGAGCCCAACACCACCGATCTGTGCAGCAACGGACGGGGGTTGTCCATACGTCGTCGCTGTAGACCCAAGACCGACAGGCAGGCCGCGCAGGATGTTGCTGTAGTAACCCAGCTGTTCCATCGGGTAATCACGCTGGCGCAGGAAGTCGGCGTAGGCCATGTCCATCTGCTGCTGCTGCAGAAGCTGCTGCTGCGCAGCCACGTTCCCTTGTGCGGCGAGACGAGAGAGGTCCGCCTGCTGCTGAGTAGCGCCGATGTTGCTGAGCGTCTGAGCGCTCTGGTTGGCTTGCGCCAGCCCTTGTAGACCCAACGTCCCGCCGAACTGGCGTGACTGCTCCGCCAGCCTTTGAGCATCGAGGTTCGTGCTCTGGTTAGCCATAAGGGCTTGCAGCCCCGTCTGCGCACCAAGCTGCTGCGTCTGCAGATTAGCCGACAGGTTCTGTTGCCCCGTCGTCAGCTGGGCTTGCTGGTTAGCCAGCGCCGCACGAAGTGCTTGGTCGGCATTGAGCCCCTGCGTCTGCAGGATGGCCGCTTGGTTCTGCACGTTCGCTTGTTGTGCCGAGGACAGGTTAGCCAGCGCCGTCTGGAGCCCGGTTTGGGTCCCCAGCTGCTGCGTCTGCAGCCCAGCTTGCAGGTTTTGCTGACCCGTCGTCAGGTTGGCCTGTTGGTTAGACATGGCCGCGCGAAGCGCCTGCTCAGCGTTCATCCCCTGCGTTTGCAGTTGGGCAGCGAGGTTCTGGACCTGAGACTGCTGCTCCGAGGACAGGTTGGCCAGCGCCGTCTGGAGGCCCGTCTGAGTCCCCAGCTGTTGAGTGCTAAGCTGCGCCTGTTGGTTTTGCTGCCCAACAGTAAGCGCCGCCTGCTGGTTAGACAGAGCGGCACGGAGCGCTTGCTCAGCGTTCATCCCCTGCGTTTGCAGCTGGGCTGCTTGGTTCTGGACGTTGGCTTGCTGCTCGGAGGACAGGTTAGCCAGCGCCGTCTGCAGGCCTGTTTGGGTCCCCAGCTGCTGCGTTTGCAGCGCCGACTGCTGGTTCTGTTGCCCCACGGTGAGGGCCGACTGCTGGTTCGCCAGCGCCGCGCGCATCGCTTGCTCGGCGTTAAGGCCTTGGGTCTGCAGCTGCGCTGCTTGGTTCTGGACCTGTGTCTGCTGCGCAGCCGTGAGATTAGCCAGTGCCGTTTGGAGACCCGTCTGAGTCCCCAGCTGCTGCGTTTGCAGTCCTGCCTGCTGGTTCTGTTGCCCCACAGTGAGGTCGGCTTGCTGGTTAGCCAGCGCCGCGCGCATCGCTTGCTCGGCGTTCATCCCTTGGTTCTGGAGCAGGGCCGCTTGGTTCTGCACCCGCGCCTGCTGCTCGGAGGAGAGATTAGCCAGCGCCGTCTGGACGCCGGTTTGAGTCCCCAGCTGTTGCACACCGAGACGCGCTTGCAGGTTCTGCCCTTCGGCGCTCATTCCAGCCGAGCGGTCGCGCTCAAACTGGGACTGCGCATTCTCGTACGCCGACTGAAGACCGCGAGCCTCGATGTCCCCAAGCTGCTGACCAAGCGCGCGCTCGCGCTCCATACCCGCCAGAAGCTGACGAGAGCCGCCATAGGTGCCCTGACGAACAGCGCCGAGGTCTTGGTTGATCTGCGACTTGCGCGCGTCGGTTACAGCTTCGCGCTTCTGCACATCCAGCACATTCTGGATATACGGCGACATGTACTTGGACGCCTGAACCTGACCGAACTCGTCGGGGGTCCCCATCTGGTACTGCTGCAGGTCAGGACCGAAGTTAGTCTGAGCAGCGGAGATTTGCGGCGTGTCTGCAGCGGTGAGCTGCGAACCAGAGACCCGGCTCGCTTGGCCCATGAGGATTTGCTGCAGCTCGGGCGAGAAGGCCGTGGCCGCGCCCTGCATCTGGGGTGAGTTATACTGCTGCGCCATAACGTCAGGCGCGTTGCTCATCATGTACTGCTGGAGGCCCGGAGTGTAGCCAGTCCGGGCGGCATTCATCGTAGGAGAGTTATACTGCTGCGCCGAGACATCCGGTGCGTTACCCATCAGGTACTGCTGGAGCCCCGGGGCGTAGCCCGTTTGGGCCGTGCCCATCTGCGGGGAGTTATAGTTCTGAGCAGAGACTTGATCCGCTGCCCCCATCTGCAGGTTCTGCAGGTTGGGGTTATAGCCCGTTTGGGCAGTGTCGATCCGGGGCGCAAGTTGCGCCAACCCATATACGTCCTGCGCATTGCCCATCTGGTAGTTTTGCAGGTTGGGCTGGCCAATCTGCTGGTTATTCACCCGCGTAGGCGCGTACTGGCCCGCAAGCATAGACCCGAGACCCGACGCACCGGCAAGACCCGACGCAGTGTTAAACTGTCCCGGGGCTTGCATCCCCATCGTCTGCTGCTGGACTTGGTTCTGCTCGGGGGTAAAGCCAGCGATACGCTGGTCTTGGTAGGGGGTATACTCGCGGTAGGACTCAGCCTGCGCCCGGTTGACGAGGTTCTCGAAATACGGACGTGCGTATTCGGGCAGGTTGCTGGTTGTAGTAGTAACCTGCTGCTCTTGCGGTTGGCTCTTACTGCCCTTGCCCATCGGTAGTACCCTCGTCGCCGTTATCTAACGGTAGCTGGTAGGTATGCCACACAGGCTTGTACCCATCGCGCTTGAATATATTAGCCCATCCGATACGCGCCGTCCCCTCAATACCGTCGCAGTGATTGTCCTTAGCCCAACGACGAAGAAGAGCAAGCATGGGGTCTTTCCACGCCTTTAGCTTCTCTCCGCCGCAGAACAGGAAGTTCAAATACTTCGCCTGCGGGTACTGAATAAACGACGTAATACCGACCCCGAGTATCTTGTCTTCATTAAACGAAATCCACAGTGCGTGGTCGTAGTGGAGCAAGAGATCGAGGATGTCTGTAGTGTTGTGCCGCCCGTACGTATACTTAACGGCTTTCCTTACTAGTGGTTCAACTTGCGGCCAAATCTGTTGCACATACTCCGTGGGTACTGCCGAAACTCGGATTTCCCCGGTGGTATCTGTCATTTGCTAAGTGCCTTCCTCAGCTTTGTGTCTTGCCCCCGACCCGCTGCCTTACGGGCCTTCTGGGCTTTTTCCATGAGTGCGTAGAGCTTCTTAGCCCCACGCTGTAGATCACCGCCGCCGAGCCGCTGCACCGCTTCCGGGTCGAACTTGACCTCGTCGCGAGCGACCTTTGCACGTTGGCGTCCGCCGATATTAGCCGGAACAGAGTCGCTGACGCCATCCCCCGGGCCCCTGATGGGCTGGCCACCATGGCGGGCAAGGAGCTCCTGCCCAGCGCCGCTGCTACCATTACCCAGTTCAGACACCGTGCGTGCATCCACAACGAAGGAGCCGTCGCGCAGGTTCACGTTACCGCCCGAAGCGAACCGGGAGGGGTTCACCCCTGAAGGGAACAGAGAGCCGCCGGGCTCACCCGCCCCGCCCATTCCACCCATTCCACCCATGCCGCTGTAGGTACCGTCGTCGATTACGCTCTGCGTTTGTGCGTCATACCGGTACTTGCGCATGTTGGGAGCGCTCGTCGTGTCGGCTTTACCCTTACCCGTGGCGCTAGCGAGCATATCCGCAAAGCTCTGGCGGCCACCGCGCATAGGAGAGGCGGCTTCGCCCATCTGCATCCCCGGGGCCGGGTTCACCGGGCGGAAGTTGTAGTTGTGCTCTGCACCCATACCGGCACGGTAATCGGCGGTAGGCATGCGCAGCGCGCGGTCCTCGGTTTGGGTTACTTCACCGCCGTCAGCGAAGGCCCGAGGGGCGGGCTGGAAACCCGGGTAGGGGTTGGTGTTGTCGAAGTAGCTGAACTCCGACGAGTCACCGAGGTTAACGTTAGGACCACGGAAACGAGGCGTGCGCTGGGTCGGAGTGTACGGCCCTTCGTAGTTGAAACCCTCATCTTTCTCGTAGGTATCGTACGTCGGCTGCATGGCATTAAGGACGGGGGCCGAAGCGCCAAGCGCAGCAAGTCCGGTGCGCGTAGGGCTGATTGGGCCCGTCATGCCGGGTTTCACCCCCGAAGCTGCCTCGCCAAACTCGCGCCCGAAGTTAGCGATTTTATCCCCCATACCCTGTCCGAACATGTTCTGCAGCACCCCGGGCGTTGGCGTACTGATCGCCATTCCTGTATCTGCTACTCCGGGAACCGCCCCTTGCGTGGCGAGCTTCGACGCCAAAGACTGCGAGGGTTGGACAGCGAGACCGGGGACCGCGCTGGGGATGGCGCTAGAAGCCGTACCGGGAACCGCCCCCGCAATAGCCGTTGGGCTCGCACCTAGTGCGCCTGCCGAAGTAACTCCGGGTACACCGGAAACCATGCTCTCCAAAGTCGCGCCGGGGACAGCCCCAGCAACAGTCTCAGTAGCCGCGCCGGGTAGCGCGCTAGCAACACCCGAACTCGCTCCAGCGCCAAGAGCGCTACCGAGAGAAGCGCCGCCAAACGCGCCGAGGCCAGCCATAAGGCCCTTCTCAAGACTGCCCGTAGCCAGACCAGTGCCGCCACCCACCATAAGGGCCGCAAGCGGAGCGCCGATACCCGTCATCGTAAGCAGGCCGCCAGCGAGCATCGGGAGGATGTCTTCAAGGAACCCCGCCTCCGGCAGGCCCGTGTGAGGGTTGGTAGTCAGCGAACCGCCGTACTGTTGCGCCAGCGCTTGGAGCCCCTGCACTTCACCGGGAGTGACGTGCATCATCATGGTGTCGTTGCCGCGACCAAAGCCGCGCATGTTTTGCGCCATACGCGCCGGAGCGGGCATCATGCCGGGAGAACGGGGGCTAAAACCCGGAGTGGCCGGAGGAGCGGCCATAGGCGAACCCATAGGCGGGCGCTGGTTCATGCCGCCAAAGAACCCCCCTTGCAGGGGAGCCGGAGAAGCAAACTGCGGCGGAGGAGTAGGTGCGGGGTACGGAGACCGCTGCGGCTGCCGCTGCTGCGCCTGCGGGAAAGAAAAGCCCTGCGGCTGCACGGGGTTAAAGCCGGGCATAGCGGCTTTAGGGTCTCCCGGAACTGTCTGAGGGTTCGCCGGAGGGCTCGTAAAGGACTGCGGGGAAGTGTTGAACATGGCGGTAACCTTTACGGCAGTTCGTCAGTTACAAGTCCGACCGCACAACGGCCAGCGACAGGTGGCGGGCTACGTAAGCAGTAGCAGATTACGTAGCAGAAGCAAAACTTACACCAACAATAGCAGAGGGTGTCGCCGGAACGGCGGGGGTGACGCCTGCAGAGTACGCGACGGCGGGGTAGTACTTGATAGAGACGGAGGTGCTGGACACGCACCACATGATTTGTATGTAGTCGTTAGCCGCTACACTGATTGTCAGCGGGGTTACCGCGATGAGGGCTGCGGGCACACCTGCACTTTTTCGAGCCGGGATACCGAAGCGGCTGTTAGAGGCCGGAATATCCGTCCCGTTTTTCCGCAGCCAGATGTCCGCATGCTCCGTCGTGGACGACGCGCTTTCCAGCTGGATACTGTACGACAAGACGTAAACCCCAGCCGAGGCAAACGTAATTCTGGAGCTGCTTACGATAGAAATGCCGTCAGGGAACTCCGACGTATCCAGCGTAAGGGCGTAAGCGATGTCGATTGCAGCGGCGGTCTGGCTCGTGTTGCTCAGCAGCTGGTTAAAGGGGGTGGAGATATCCTTGCCGTCGCCAGAAAACGCGCCGCCGTAGAAGTTGTCCGCCCGATAAGACTGAGCTTGGTTGGGCGTAAAGGAGTCGAGCTGAGTGAAGTACAGCTCAAGCACCCGGATCAGCTGCCGGACATACGTGGGGTCATATTCCTGCGGCGGGTTGGGTAGCGGTGGAGCGCGGAAGCGTTCGAGGGCCATCTATTTGAGCCCGTCTTCACGCATATCAAGTCTAGGAGCCCCAACCTGCCAGTTAACCCCAAGAGCAGACGAAGCAATCTTAAACGCCATCTGACGTGCGCGAGCTCGAATAAAGACCTG